TAACTGCTGGGATTTCTCCGCCTTGTGTACCTTTACGCTTGGCTGCACTACTCACATTATTCCCTCTTGTTGGTATCTGACTGCTACATCTTCTAAGTACATAGAGTCTGGGTTGAATGACAGACTAACATAGTTGCTGCCTGTTTGGTCTGCTCTTCCGTATCTGTTTTTAACTGGGGCTACACATAAATATGTGTCATCTCCCTGTTTCATCTGACCAATAGTAAGAACCATTGCTGGAATCTGATTGACCATACCCTGCACTGCGCTGCGTGGCTGGCAAGGATAGCCATCAAATCCTTCTTTTGTATGGTGTAGTACTAACACTGCTGCGTTAGTATCTCTGGCTAGGTATTTGAGTTCTTTCATAACGGCACGCATAGCACCAAACTCATCGTACCCATCCATTGCTACATCCATAAGATTGTCCACAACAATAAGGGTTGGACTCTTACCCCATACTGTTTCAAAGGCAGAGACTTCATCGTCTAAGTCTTTAAGTGTAGGGCTGGATTCAAATGACCAAAATAGATGGTTGTTTAGTTGAAGTAATTCATGCGACCTGTTTGGGTCGCGCTTCAATAATGTTTCTGCTGCGGCTTGTGTCATCTTGCCAGTCATGGCAATCAAACGCATAGCCATCGTATGTGCATTGGTATCTGCTGAAAAGTAAAGTGTAGGATGTTTTGTTTTTGCAGCAATAGCCAATGCAACTGACGACTTGCCTGCACCTGGAGTGCCAGCAATAACAGTTACCTCTGCTCTACGTAAGATAATTCCTGCTCTCTCAAACGCAGCAAAGGCAGGCGGAAGTGGTTCTCCGCCTACCTCTGCTTTGTTTATAGAGCGTCTAAGTGTTTTCACTTAATCTGTTCTGGAACAAATGTGTTCCACTCTGGTGATGTGTTAGGAACATATTGGTTCTTACACTTATCAAATGCACCCTTTGGTGCTGGGCAGAAGTAACCCTTGTATGGCTTACCGTCTTTACCCATTCCTTGGATTGCTGTCATCTTACCGTGTGGACAAGCGCGTCCACCAATGGTTGGTGTTGGTGCTGGTTGTGCATATTCTTGGGCAGGAATTGTTGTTCCTGTTTCAATGATGTTTCCACCAAGTGCTGCTGCTACTGACTGTGCTGACATTGCTGGTGCTGATGCACCACGCACTGCTGCTTCTAGTTCCTGTGCTGCTGATGCAATTGCTGCAATTGAATGTGCAACAATGTTGTCTAGTTCTTCTCCGCTTTCTGCACGGACTGTTACTAGACTACCTGCTGTTGTCTTTACTGTGATACTGATTGGTGCTTCTGTACTAGGCACTATCTTCTCCTTGCTCAAATGGAGTAGCCAGACCCTTTTGGTCTCGCCACTTTCTTACTTTCATAGCAAACTGTACGCCTTTCCATCCTTCTTTGATGTCAATCCATACTAGTTTGCATGTTCCTGTCCCCGCTGGGGCATGAACAATAATTGCTTTCTCTTTGTTGATGTCGCCCCATGTGCCACGGGTCGCCGTATCTATCATGTACGGCGAGCCGTTGGCGTAGATTGCTAACTGCATAGCAATGTTATTTGGATGGTCAATGCGACCTGTCTTTAGGTCAGCAATGAATCGCTCACCTTTATATTCAACAACTCTATCTGGTGTGCCTGCAATTTTAAACTTGTCTAGCACTGTGAATTGTTCAATGTAAATCTTAGTAAGAATACTTGTAGCCTGTTCGTATGCTTTGATGTCAGGCATCCACTGCTCTGGGAATACACCTAACTCTAAACCTAAATCTAGTTTCTCTGTTAGTGCGTGGATTGCTGTACCAATAGTGGCTGCTTTGCTAGCGCCTGCTACTTCCATTGCTTCTTCAATGTAAGCATTAACCAACTTGTTGTTGTCTCCTGCTACACCAATGGCTAGTAGTAGGTCTGGTCTGCTTGTTAAACCGATTGCTGCCATACGCATCTTCCATGCGGTCAATGCTGAGGCATCATCTAAACTGTTTGCAATAGTAGTAGCACGGGTATAAGCAACTGGCTTACCACCCTTGGGTGGTACGACTAGCGGTCTTCCGTATCTATCTCTTTCAATTTCTGTAGGCATCTGTCTCCTTGTTTAGTTAGTGTCCCGTGTTCGCAGATGGCGGGACCACCCATCCCCAAGTCTAACACATAGTAGAAATGAAGAAACACCTATGTGTCAGATAGCGACGACTGATGGCAGTTAAGAGAGCGTCGATTACTCTCTTTCGATTCCATACACTCTTACATCTTGGGCATCTACATCTAAGTTGTAGCCACTAACTTCGATGTTGTCATTAATAATATCTTCAACTTCTTCAGGGGAAGAAGCCTCAATGTTATTAATTGTAACTGTAATCTCTACAGTTGCTGACCAAGTTGTTACCAGTGCATCTGAACCGATTGACTCTAGCAATTCATTAACATCGTCACGGCTAACGGTTGCTTCATCACCACCATCTTCAAATGCTTCAGTAAAGAAATCATATACCTTGGAGCGAATACTAGCAAGTTTTCTATATGATTCCTGTGCTTCTGTTTGTATTGATTCGACTTTGTTTTTATTGTAAGTCTCACTTTTAATTAGTTCTTTGAGTGATTCTTCTGTGAAGTTGTATGTTGTTCCGTCTACTGTGATTGGATTTAGGTACACGATTCTCCTTAGATTGAGAGTAGTTCTAGTGCTCGTAGTTTGATGCCATCATTACGTCCTGCTAGGGTAGCAATACTAGCATCTTTCTGAGAGTAGTGGTCTGCATATTCGACAACTGCTTGCCACAAACCAAACTCTGTATTGCGGATGTTCTCTTGTGTTGGGCTATCTGAGTAGATAGCAAATGCTTTTTGCCGTGCATTGAGGGCACGGGACTTGGCATTCTTTTCACCCTTGGATAATAGGTGCAGCGGTGCGTTTTCTATCTTGCTTGGTAGTGCCCATACTTTTTTGAAGTATGCAGTTGCCCTAGATATATCTGTCTCACGCTGAATGAGATGATTAGCCAGGTCGCTATACATATCAATGCTTGAGTAGGTTAGGTCAAGTAAGTTTCGCATGTCAGATACTGATAGCACTGCGTTTTGGGTATGACGCAGGGTATAGGTATGTGCTTTATTCTTGGCTCTAAAGATACGATTGATTTGGTTAGCACAAAACAATCGCTCAATGATAGGACGTACTACTACTGATGATGAACCATCATGACTAGTCTTGGCTAGTAAGAAGGCAGCATGTGGGTCGCCCTGGATTTCCATTTCTTTTGGTAATGACATGAGCATCCATACCTTTGCTCCGTCATCATACTCACCTGCTGCTGCATAGCGAGCCTCACCTGAATCAATCAGTCCATCTAGTGAGCCAAAGACTTCAGAGTTCTGAAAGACTTTGTACTTACTGCCCACTACACCAATGACTGACTCTTTGCCACCATCTTTCTTTACTACTGCTTGCTTCTTGGGTACATGCATGAATTGTTCTGTATGCATGTCTGACAGGCTGACTGTCCAGTCAAGTCCTGCTTGTTGTGCTACTTGTGCTGCGCTTGTTGCTTCAACGGCTACGCCTGCTTTAATCCAGGCTGAGCGGTTTTTTACTACATCTGTTGTAGTCATGTGTCCCTTTCTTTACCATGAAGCCTGATACTCGAAGGCCCATCCTTCGGGTACATCTTCAATGAGTTTGCTTACTATCTTTACGGTCTTTTCAATACCGTAAAAATACCAATCGTCATACTCTGTGCTACCAAAGAAGAAGCCAGAGCCTGTTGGTAGTAGTGTATCTGCTTTACTGTGGTCTGCCAATACTTCTTCACATAAAATCTTTAAGTCAATTAAAGAACTACGTGGTACATAGATTGGTTGGCACTCGTCCTTGCCGTCTGCTAATTCCTCAACGAACCAGTTGTGGATAGCATTAACTTTGCGCCAGTATCCAACTTGAATAGATACTGATGCAAAGGCTAACTCTTCTGGGTCATAAGCCCAATCCGTAGCCCCCACTAGGGAGGTTAAAATTGTGTAGTCAGCATTGAGTTTCTTATTGTGTGTCTCTGGTTCCCACTCAATAGATGAGATGCCTTTACGGGCATATAGATACATGTCTAATCCCATGATTAGATACCCATTCCTGCCTTGACCTTTGGGTGCAGTTCATGTGTCATTGCAGTGAACGCACCTGCTGGCCAGCCTGAATTGAATACACGATTAAGTAACTGTGCTAGTGAATAACGTGGGTCATTCTCTAACGCTTGTGATAACACTGATTGTGCAGATGTATCTCCAAGAGAGTATAGATTTGCAGCCAAGATACTAGCAACTGGTGCAATGAACTCACCTGGAACTGTCTCCATAAAGAATGAAAGGTATAGATTTACCTTTACAATTTCACGCTCAGATGGCAGACCTAATACAAAGTCACGCAGTTGAATATCTTTGTTAAGACCTGCTGTTACCTCTGCAATGTGGTCATCATCTGGTGCCTGACCTGAATCAATTTGTGAATAGATTGCATCTGTCAAACGTTTGCGCTGCTCTACTAGTTGTTCTTCTTTACCATTGTCATCTAACAAGATGTTCTGGTAGTTTTCGATTTCTTCTACTGTTACTGTCATTTCTTTCTCCTTAGTTTGTTAGTGAGTGAGCAGTTTTTCCACATACTCAGGTGGTGAAGGCTTGTGCTGCGCGACAGGTCCCACAATACAGTCTTTTCCAGAGAAGGATTTAACCATCTAGACTTACCTTCTTCCGCGCTATCGCTGCTTAAGCAGTATGCATACGGAATATTTAATACCAGCCATTGCTTCGCCAATGAGACCAAGCAACTGATGGTTTCTCGTAACGGTGCTGGATATACTCCAGCCCCCGCTCAATCTGAAGCGGGGCTGGGGTTGCAGGGTCAAGGTTAAGCAGTTGTGGAATACCAAATGCAGAACTGTTTGGGTTGTCTGCTGCTGGATTCCAGGCTGATTCTTTTCCCCATAGTTTCATGAGTGCTCGATGCTCAGACAAGTTCCATTCGGGATATGCCATTCGCATGAACTGTTTTGCATATAACTTCAGAGCGCGGGGAGTCCAATGGAACTCGCTCATCTCTGTAGGTTTTGGTTCTGTGTATGCCTGAACTATTGGAGTGTGCCACGGTAGCAGCGACAAGAATGCTACGTACCATGCTGTAAGCAGTGCGAATAGTTTCTTCATCTAACGACCCATCTGTAGAGGAGATAGAAAACTGTAATGAGGAATGCCCAGGACTGTAATGGCGTGAGAGGGAGGAATGTAATGTCATTCATCTCCCCACATCCTGTCTGGTTCTTGGTAACCATCATCCTCATCTTCTATATCTTTGTCTAGTGCTACATCATCTTCTAGTGGTGGTTCGTAACTCATTCGCACTCCTCTTTTATGTAGTCTTCTAGCATTCCCCATAGTTCATTTTGTTCTTGGATACCTTGCTCCATTACATACTCACTGAAGTCTTCATCAAGTGCATAGTAATTTACATTTCTAAATAGTTTTGTTGGGGCTATCATTCTTCCTCCACATAGATTCGGCCTGTTGCCATCATCTCTTCGAGGATGGCATTGGCTTTCTTGATTGATGCTATGGCTGTGTCAATGGACTCGTTTAAGTCCGCTATCTCATGAACTGTGTACGACATAGTTTGTTTCTCCTAACTTTGCCCATGCACATGGGCTGCAGTAGTTTCTGGGCGCTGTTCTATTTATATCTACAAGAATGTCCATGCCACATGAGTGGCAGAACTGAACTGAATACTTTACTTGGTTGTCCATACATCTTCCTTTGCTATGTCTGGGTCATAGTAAAAGTTACGCGCCTGTCTTTCTGATTTTAATAGGCGGCGTAGATTTACATTGTCTCTAGTTAACTCCATGTTCTGTCTAATTGCAAGGGTCATTACTACAATAGATGTAGATAGAGCGATAAGGATGGCTAGCATGGTCATTGAATCTAATAACATTTTGTTACCTTTCTGATTAGTTGGACTCGCGGTATTCCGTAGTAGGTACATGGCCCCCCACAAAAGAGATAAAAAGAAAGGCAGGTGAGAGCCGAAGCCCCCACCTGCCTAGTCTTTATGCTTGTGATACTGCTGTTAGGACAACCTGCTTGAGGCCAGGCTTACGGTCCTTGTTGTCAATGTTTGGGCGGCGGTCCCATCGAGTGTTGCCGATACCCTCTGCGTTGATGTATGCGGTTTGGTCTGCGAGCCAGTTGAGTGCTCGAAGTTGTTCGATAACTTTCTCATCGAATACAACTACGCGTGTAGAGTCAGAGCAAATCATGCGCCCTGTTGGTAGTTGTTCGTAGTCGTTGATGGTTGCTGTGTAGAAACCATTGCGGTCAACAACATTCTTGATAACGCTGTTCTTGAATGTGACTGTGTTCATTTTGTTTCCTTTTCTGTTGGTAGTGTTCACAACCAGTTCAAAGAACCTGTCGGATAGGTTGGTGACAGGCTCTAGGTATTCCTCACGGGTATCTTCCCATGTCTGTGTAGCATAGACAAAGTACGGTTCTACCCGTGTGGTTGGGCTAACCCAATCGTGTCCTGATGGCTCAGTTACACTGTGCCATTGGGCACGGTAGATAAGGTTGCCCTCATCTACTAGGTCATGGGCGAAGTCAGTCGCCCGTGATTCGCGTAGGTCTTGGCAGTCTACGCACAGTTCCATCTGAATCATGCACTGGTAGCATGGGTTGGATACAGTCAGTTCATCAGACATCGCGTCACTCTCCTTTCATAATTCGTACGTAGTTGTAGTACATATATTGTGCGACATCATTACCACTTTCTTCTAAACGGTAGATGCAGTCACAATTATCTAAGTTATCTATATCACATACTATGCATTTCATTTTCTTTATTCCTATCCTTTTATCAACCACCCCCAAATTTTAAGGGCAACGCCCATCCATCTCAGGCTCGAGCAATGGCTACGCAGGCTTTAGCCTGCCAGCCTATTTTGAGCGCTCTTATCAGAGGTTTGGCTTGACAAGCCTCTGATGCTCAAAATCGAGAGCCGTCATCAGCACATCAGCCAGGCAGTCGTAGAACAACGCGACTGAAATGGCAAGCACAGGCTGAACTGTGATTCATGTCATGCCCGCAGGGTGTGACGGGAATCATGGTGAGGCAGGCTTGCTATTTTGCTGATGGAGATAAAATCACAGGGGTCATAAGTAAAAGACGGTGATAGCAATTCTAAGGAATTGTATCGCCGTCTGGTCTGCCTTTGATTTGCGGGGCAAGGGCGACAAAGCGGGAGCGTCGTCCTTGCCCACAAAGCATAGGACAGATTACGACCATTGGTCTACAGCCTGTATTTGCGAGGGTTAAAGACATAGCCATCGCCAGGGCTGAAACTATTTTTATTTATTAGAAACAAATAGTTATCTGACTGGGGCGCAGACATCTGGTCAAGCCCGCAGATTGCTAGCCGTAACAGAGTCCACTGTACAGTACAGTAGAGCGGCAGCATTAAACAGTCTGCGGGTCATTTATGACCCCAGAGTGTTTAATAGTCTTTTCAACCTGTAGTAGTATC